TCATTTTGCTGACTGGTTGGGTGGGGAAACCGTAGTCCATTCTGATCCGCGAGTATCAAGGTAGATAGCTGTTGTGCTGGCCCTGCGGTGTCCAAGTATCTGCTGCGCAAAGCGTTCGCCGTATGCCTCCTCATACAGCCGGCCAGATAGTGACCGTATTTCATGGAATGTCGGCGGATTGGGGCCATCTCCTAGTCCAGCGGTATCACGATGGTCGGCAAATACCCGAGTTAGTAGTTCAGGCCGCAGCTTTGACCCCGCGCTAATCCGGTAGGCAAACTGCCTAGCGTGAATCAGTGTTTCAGGGTTTTTAACTCCGCTTTTCATGCACTCGTCAATAACATCGCCCAGCGTCCAGGGAAATTCCTTCAGTTTCAGGCTGAGAGACAATCTCAGCCTCGTCTGGGTCTTTTCCTGGATGATGTGCAAGTAGCCATCATAGACATCAGTCGGTTTGAAATTGCTAATGTCATCCCGGCGCTGTCCGGTCAGAATTGCCAGCTTTATCGCTGTTCCAGCCCACTTCCGTTTTGTATCCTTCTCTGCTGATGCCAGAATCGCCTTGAAGCCATCCAGCCCCAGCCGCCCCCGCTTTGTTTTAAGCCCGTGAATTTTTGTTGCATCGGCTGGATTTGATATTGTCCAGCCAGCCGCTATGGCTTCACGGAAAAAATCAACAAGCCGGCTGCGCACGCTGCTGGCCATGCGAATTTTCCCGGCATCCGTCCATGTTTTCAGCAGATCCGCAACATCCAGCACAGTGATGTGTTCAAGCGGTTTGTTTCCCCATTTCTTCATTGCTGCCCGTAGCTGATCTTTGGCCGAAACGATACTGCGGGGCTTTACGTCTCTTGCTTCCAGTATGTGCATGTAGCGTTGATGCCAGTCGATGCATGTTCTGTCTGCTGCACCAGTCACGCGGTCAATCAGTCGGTGATGGTTGTAGTGGCCGGTGACCAGTAGGTTGGCTTCGATGGCCTGGCTGATGGCAGATTTTTTATCAAGGCCAAGCCCGTATTCTTTTCCGTCTCTCGGATCGCGCCAGGCGTAATACCCGCGACGTTGATACAGATTAGGCGGTAGCCCTCGATTTGCTGCGGTTCTGCGGCGTCCCATTGTTGTTCTCCATAATTCTGCGGATCAGTGGGTTTCTGCTTATTTGTTCCATTGTCGGCCGGCTAGGCTGTAATCGGCCTGGTGGTACATATGAGGCATCAGCATTGACGAGCCATTTGCGACCGACCTTGAGTGGCTCCGGTAGGATATAGCCATCACGCGCCCATCTTCTGAGCGTTGCTAGGCAAGGGGTATGCTTGCCGAATTGGTTTTTTGCCCATTCTTCCAGTGACTGTTTCATGCGTGTTCCTTCATGAAATAGGCAACGCACGGTCAGTGCCGTGCGTTGTAAGGGTGCTGCCCGCTATGCGGAGTTATTGCATTGCTGGATCTGCTATCAATGTGATCGGCATGGCGTTCGGATATAGATCGCAGTGAATAAGTGGCCATTGTTCTGGATTGCCGGTCACTTGGTGATCCAGCTTGATCAGCTGCACGGCATCGCGCAGCGGGCCATGAACAATGATTGTCAGGTCGCTGCCATAAGAGTTGGTCCGGGGTGTGGCGGGTATGCCGTGCTGCCGTAGCCGGCTGGCCAGCGCTTCCAGCCGATTGATGCAGCGCTGGCTTGCGTCGATGGACTGCAGCGCCCAGATAGTTTGCTGAATAACCGACTGGGCGGCTTTCCGGGCCAGCAGTCCGGCTTGCTTCTCTTCCAGCTCCAGCAGGATCTCAGCCAGGGCCGTTTGAAATGGAATGCCCATGGTCGGGATGGCTGCCCGGACTTGATCGAGCGTCACGCCATATTTTCCGTAGGTCCGTTCAGTCATGGCGGGTGATCTCCTTTGTCCGAAGCTGGCGCATTTTGTGGCGAAGTTCTTGGATGCTGATGTTTGGTACGTCATCAAAGCCGCCGGCGGGCAGCCCGTGGTGTTTTGCCAGTACATCCAGCATCAGTGCTACATCATCGAACTCGGCAAGCCAGCGGCGACATAACATCAGGTCAGATTGAAGATGGTGTAGGCGGTTAAGCTCGCGGCGTGCAAATGCCCATTTCAACTTCCATGCCAGCCAGCGCATCATGCCTTTCCCCTCTGTTGTGTGGCAGCTGCGAGCAGTGCGCGCAGCTCTGACTTGCAAGACTTGAACATGTTGCGGTGGCGCACATGGTCCATGATCTTATCCAGTAGCTCGTCGGTTATGGCTGCGGCGAAAGCATCTCCAGTTGCATCTCCCTTCTGCTGAGGGGCAGCTTCTGGTTCGCGGCCTGCTGTCGGGTTATGTGGGTCAATCGGGTAGACGCCTTCTTCTGGGTATTCGCCGTCGAGAATTGCCAGTATCGGGCCAGCATTCAGGCTGTCATCGTCATCTTTCACCGTTCCGGATGCTCGTACTTCCAGCACAAATTCCGTCTCGTCATCGCCTATGCAGTCAGCGCCGCGAATAAGCTCTGCTGCTAGCAGGCGGATAGACTGCTTGTCCATGCCCCATGTGATCCGATCCATGGGTTTGGCACGGGCCATATCCCAGCCGAAGAAGGTATTGCAGTTGCTGCAACATTCTTTGGTAGTTACGGCAGACTGCTCGTCATCAGGGGTCGCTTGCTGCTTGCCGGGCATGATCAGCGCCTCGGCGCGTGTACGCCATGGCTTGAGGGCTTCGGCCATTCCTTCCGGATCGCCCGAGTGGGTGACGATGGTAATGAGTGCGTTGCATACCAGCTTTATCGGGTATTCAGACAAATAGGGGTTGTTGGGCGGCAGCAGCTGGCGCATCTGGGTAAAGCACTGGCTTGCGCTCATGGTTCCGGTGGCTACTGCTACTTCGATTTCATTGATGCGGTTTTGCATTGCAATGCTCCAAAAATTGAGGCCCATCGCGTGGGCCTCGTTCTATTCAATGTTGGCTTTTAGTTGCTCAAGCGTTCCGCCGCTCGCTACCCACTCTTTTACCCAGCGGGGCTGCATGCCCCTTCCAAGCCACGCCATGTAAGTGCAGCCGGCAACTTGGAGAATGTAGATGGTGTGAATGCGCTGCCTGGCCAGTGCCTGAGCCTGGCGTATAGCTGCGGCAGCCTCATGTTCGTTGCTGCTCTCAGCCAGCTTTAGGCATTTCTTGATCTTGCGGAGGATGTTCTCGTTTTCGGCGCTCATGCTGCCTCCTTGATGGAGTTGATCAGGTCGCACATGACTACAGGGCAGACGGCATTGCCGATCATGTGGACTGCAAGAGTGTGTTGCTCTGGAAGGATGTAGTCGGGTCGGAATCCCATGGCGGCTGCGCATTCGTGCTTGGTGAGCATACGCATGCGGTCGCCATCGATCACTGCCCATCTATCCCGTGTTGTGATTGTTCCGATTGGCCGGGCAATGTCTCGTCCAGTCTGGCCAGACCCAGTACCGTAGTAAGGGGCAAGGAATCGGTCGCCAAAGCGGCGGCGGCCTGCGGCTATGCGGCTCAGTGTTGCGGCGCTGCGGCCCGGTCTGTCGATCTTGCTCCAGCTGCCATGGCTAAAATCAATGAAGCTGTCAGCGCCTACGTGTGGCCGGTGGGGCAGGGTCAGCTCAATAGGGTGCTTGCTCCTGGTCATCACCAGATAGAGGCGCTCTCGGTTCTGGGGTACGCCATGGTCGGCGGCATCGATGATGTAGGGTGAGATTGCATATCCGAGTGCATGAAGCGCCTGCCGCCATGCTGGGTACAACGCCCACTTGGTAAATGCCGGTACGTTTTCAACGATAATGACATCTTCCTTGTGGTACTCCGCAATGCTCAGGATTGACCATGCTGTTGCTCGGCTGCTGTCATGCTGCGGGTTTCCGTTGGCCTTTCCTCTTGCTGGGCTGTGTCCTTGGCAGCAGGGGCTTGCAAGGAAAATGTCATGCTGCGGAATAAGGGCTGGATTGACCTGGTGCATGTCCTGGCATGTATGCATCGCCTGAGGGTGGTTTCTGGCGTGAATAGCGACAGCTTCCTGCCAGTGGTTTCCAGTCCACACTATTTCCGCTCCAGCCATCTTTGCGCCTTCGCTAGATCCGCCAATGCCTGCGAATCCATCTGCAACTTTCATGATGTCTCCCATAGAAAAAGGCCCGGTATCTACCTGGGCCTTGTGTTCTCCAGCTGCTGGGGCTGGTGGTCTATTTGTTCCTGATCTGGTCGCGGCGGCGTAGCAGCTCAGGGATAAGGATGTCATCGAGCAGCTTTTGCTTGCTCTTGACTGTGCTGCCTGTAAACACTTCTTCCAGTAGATCTGCCGTGGCCTGATTGAAGCGCCACGACACATTGCTAATGAAGGGGGCATTGTTGGTGTGTTCTGCCGTACTTGGCTTTCCTGCCTGTGAAGTGAAGTGTTCCAGCGCCTGCCGGTCAATCTTGTCTCGATCAATTTTCATTGATTCATTCCATCTGAAATGCAGCGCCGTCACATGCAATGACATTAACTGGCATGAAGTGAAGTGAGTGAAATGAAGTAAAGTGAATCAGAGTGATTTAATTAACTTCATTTCATTGCAAGTATTTCATCGGCCAGCAGCTGTATCTCGGCGCGGGCTGCGCTGGCTTTTGCTGCCGTGGTATCTGCTGCCGCAAGGCCGTCTGCAAACAGGTGTCGATACAGTGGACGGTCGCGGATCTGGCTGCGCAGTACCGGGATAAGCCCGAAGTCGGCCAGGGCGGCGCGGGCATCGGCTGTTTCCCGGTTCTGCGGGCTGGTAGGTGTCCTGGTGAGCAGGATAGCGGGGCGCAGGTTGGGATTAATGCTCCGCTTGGCCTCGGCAATGATGGTAGTCAGCGACTCCAGTGCTTCAAGGTCAGGCTGGCTGGGCTGCATGGGAATAATCATGATGTCGGCTGCAGCCATGGCCTCGCGCATCTGTGGGCTATCCCAGCCGCCAGCATCGATAATTACCGTTATGTGTGGTGGCCAGCCAGTTGCGGTTTCAAGCACTTTCGATGTTTCGTGGATCGCAAGTAAATGGGTTGAGGTTGGTCGCGGGCCAAGTCTCCGTAATGCCCATTTGTATGAGGTTTCTTGCGGGTCAGCATCGAGCAGGACGGTATGTATTTCCCTGCGCTCAATCTCTGCCGACAGATTGACTGCTGTCGTTGTCTTGCAGCAGCCGCCTTTCGTGTTTGCGATTGCGATGATCATTGAGTGGTCCTCAGGGATTAAGAGGCATGCAAATAGCCTCGCCACCATCAAAAATGAAGTGCAGTGCATGATATTGGCTATCATCAGGCACTGGGCGGGTGCTAACGGTTACATTTGGCAGTGTTGCAATAAGAGCCAGATACCGCCTGGCCATCCATTGGCCATTGGGCATCCTTACCGCATGGTTAGGCATTTCTCCTGTTCCATCACAACATCTACAGTTAACTTCTATGGAGTCAGCTGTGTTTGATGCCATTCCGGTTCCTCCGCACTTGGAGCAAAATTCATCATCCTCATCTGGAGGGAATATAACTACGCCATTACATTCGGTGCAGTCATGTCTTATTCCGGTTCCATTGCAGTGACGGCAGTTTTTTGGTCTGGGAATGAAGGGGAGGCTCACATACTCATAATTACCATGGCCGTCCGTATGTTTCTCAAGCATGGCAGGAATTGGGGACTCGTTTGGTAGGCATGTATAGGCTCCCTTGATGGCTTCAGCGACGCGGATGGCTAATATGCCGTTACTGCAATAGGTATTTACTCCATCGCTGTGTGGATACAGGCGGACTTTTCCTGGGGTGCAAAATTTCAAGAGGTCGTCTTTGGTCATGGCTCAAAATCCAAGTTGGGTTGGCCGGGCTTTCCGAATGCAGCAAGGTCGGTTGCTGAGGCTGCTATGGTTTTATGGGTGCTGGAATCGGTCAGGATCATCGATACCGCCTCTTTCTCACACGTTCCGCCGTTGCGCCGTCGCGTGACGGTCTGGCCGGCCAGGTGCTTCCAGTCCCCATCACTGTTGACTGAAAACAGGGTGGCAAACGGAATGAGCCGGGCATCTTCTTTTGCAGCCTCTAGCTGCTCTGCGGTGCCAGGGTTCATGCTGTAGTCCGGATGTTGTCGGCGCTGACGGTGCGAAAATCGATGTTTTCGACATGTGTCAGCCGCAGTGCGTGTGTGATCGTCTCCGGTGCGAAGCCGGAAGCTTCGTAGCGGCTGCCCGCGGCTTGGCTGACGCCAATCGCTGACCAGAATTGTGCTTGGCTCATGCCTAGCAGCTGGCGCAGCAGGCCGTAATCACCGGCCCTAAACAGTTCGCGGCGGCGCTGCAGGTTATTCATTTAGCGCCTCCAGCTTTTCGTAAACGGCGGCGCGGCAGCTGCGCTTGGTCGTGCGGCGGATCAGTCCGGCATGCTGCGAGTCGGAAATGATGCCCTTCGCGCCTTCGCGAGTGAGCCCGGTTGCCGTGGCCAGATCGTCTGCCGTGAAGCGCTGGCCAACGGTCTCCAGCCGTTTTTTCAGCAGTGCGGTCGGGCGCATCCGTTTGCCGGTGGGGGTGGTATCCGCAATGGGTGGCTCCATGCGGCAGAGCAGCAGCTGGGGGACGATGCCGGCGAGTGGTGTTTGCAGTTGCATGTGAGTGTCCTTACATCCGGCTGATGGCTTCGGCGATGGAGTCCATCAGGACAAATGCGGCGGCGCTGCCAAGGCTGATCAGAATGGCGCGGCTGAAAATGTGGGTGAGGACTTCAAGCAGCATGCTTTTCCTTTGCGGGGTAGCTAGTCACCAGAATTTCAACAAGATTGCTTGTAGTGATTGAGCAGGCATGAATCTGGTATTTCTCATTTATCCATGCGTGCTGATACTCAATGTCAGATATGTACTTGTTGCTGATCAGCTGCAGCATTTCCTTATCGTGGCCAGCGTCTGCTTCGATTTGGATTTCAAGTCGGTCGCCTTTGGGAGCGGCCTTCACTTCCCCGCCTAACTCAATGGCGATCATGTTGATATTTCTTGCCAGGTCCGGCGTGATTTTCTTGATGCAGGAAGCATATTGCTTGTGGATATCGGCCAGCATCTGGCCGTAGTCGGTTTTGGGCATGGCTTTCTCCGGTGGTTTTGTTGGCCCGTCTCTATCCAAAACGGATAATGGCAGGCCAAAAAAACGCCCTCGGGTGGCCGCGTTGTTTCAGTTCGGCGGCAAGGGCTTCGCCAATGTCGCCGGTAATCACTTCTTCTTTAAGCCAGTTGATTTTTCCCATTGCTTTCTCCTTGAGTTCGCCGTGTCGTAATGGGGTTTTGTAGGTGTTGTTGCGGATGTTCGAGGGCTGCGATTCGGATAAATTTGAACTTCAATCAACGCGCAACATGAAAGGGATGAAATGAAGAAATTTGATGCAGATGCCACGTCGATTTTGATTGCTACGCAGATTTTGCAAAATGATGTTTCGGCAATTTTTTCTTACAAGGACGGAGTTACGCCTGCCGAAAATGCCGATCACTTGGCTAATTTCATCAAGCAATTGTCTGCGCGACTGCAAGCTGACATCGTTGACGATGTCATTTATGCTCAAATTCACTCGGCCTTAAAGCGGGCCTAGTTATTGCCAACTCTCTAGGTATTGTTCACGACGGAAAAGGCTTGAATAAGCGATTTGGCTAGGCGAGTGGCATCGGTGCCAGCGGCAAGCGCTGGTGCTTGGCTGCAAATGGCTTCTTTGATCATTTGCTTGTCATCACTTGTCAGTGGCTGCATTTCGTTCGTGTTATTGGTTTGTTCCATCGTGCATTCCTGTTGTTAAGCCATGCCGCCCCGGTGCCTGGGCGGCATGGCTTCTGTCATTAAGTGGGCCGGTTGATGCGTTCAGGGGTTGCCATGCCCTTAGTACCTGGTGCCGATGGCCTGATGCCCAGTAACTCGCCTATCACATCCCCCTATTTGCTGCGGTGGCTTGGTGTGGTGGTGGTCGCTATTTCATGGTTTTTCCTCCGTGCTGTTTTCCTGCTGAATTCATCCTGCAGCGCCCCGTTTCCGAGTCGCTGCGAGATGCTGACCATACGACCCTGATCAGTTGGGCTCTCCGTGCGTGCGCTGCGGTATTGCGTGCAGGGCTGCGTCGTCATCTGCTGGGCTGCGGCTGTGGCAGCCTTTGGCATGGGCGCATGCATGGCGTTGTTACCCGGCTAAGCGAGCCGGTGGCGCATTCATAGGTTGTTAGGGAGCAGCGCCGGTGAGCTGGCGGATGAGTGAATATTGCGATACGCAATCATCAATGTCAATTGCGAAATGCAATAATTTTGGTTCATTGTTTGCGCAGGGTAATCGAATTACCAGTGCCGATTGTCTAATGGCTATATTTGGCGGGGCTTCTGGCAGAAATTTGTGTCTTGTATACCGACGGTATGCGTCAGCATAGTGACGCGCCTATGGCTCACTATGCTGCGATGAAAATGGGTGATCGAATAAGGCAAGAGCGCGAAAGTCGTTCCTGGACTCAGGAGCAGCTGGCGCGAAAGGCTGGTATTGCTAGATCAACTCTATCAATGATTGAGAGTGGTGAGGCAGATACTACAACTGATGTTTTTTTCCGTTTTGTGCGTGCATTCAAAGTGAGTGCAGAATGGCTAAAAACTGGTGCTGGTGATAGGTATCCGCCGCCCGGTGGAGGCGGCTATCTTCCTTCCGTTGGAGGGTTGGAAGAGTTGGCTGATAGGCTCCTTGCGAAAGGCCCTGATGAGATTGGCCGCCTGATGGCAATCATTGCCGCAAAGGCTGCGAAGTAGTTTTATCTGGCAATTACTTGATGCGTTTTGCCTTGCTATGCATCCGGCAAATGATGCATGGGTAAATTGTGTCTGATCTGTCACGTCTAGTTGCCAAAAGTGTTACGTTAACGCATACCAAAGCCTAGTAATTTTACTTAGGGTTTTTCGGTGGAAGAGTTTTCGGTAACGCTGCGTAGGTTGATGGCTCTTAGTGATAAGGGTGTTTCCGATCTTGCATCAGGTTGCAATGTAAGTAGGCAGACCGTGTATCGGTGGCTTAATGGTGAGTCATTGCCAAATGCTGAGCATATTCATGATATTGCGGAGGCGCTAGGTATTGATGAGGGCCAGCTTGCTGGTGGTGTTGCTGAGTATGTCCGTCGCCAGGCGATAAGGCAGCTGATGGACTTGGCGGTTAATTTAAGTGATACAGAGCTATGCATCCTGTTAAAAATTGCCACTGAATTTTTCAATGCAAGTGAAAAAATCCGGAATCTTGAGGACTCTCTTGTCACATTACGTATGTTACCGAAGCGGTAGTACGCATTTCAGCACGTAATCATAAAAACTAACATTTCCTCACTTCGCTTAACATAAAAGATGAAAAAATGAGTACAGCAAAATGTGGGAAATGTGGGCAGGCGAGGCCGTCTGTCATCGTTGGTGATGACTTCCCGGCGTTTGTTTTTATGGCTGTTAGGAAGGATGGAAGTATTCGGCTGGAGCGTGGGGGAAGTATGGATTTAATTGTTCATGCCATGAGTGAGTTTAGTGCACTGTTTCGTGCTAGTGCCGGATCAGCTACTGCTTAGTCGCACCGGCTAATGTTTCAAAAACATCAGCCAACTTGGCTGCATCCTCCTCGGGGAGTTCTTGAAGTACGCTGAGGATGCGGCCAACTATCGGATTTTCCCTGGACTGAACCCCATATACAAGCCAGGCAGGACTTACTCCAAGCGCATTGGATAGTGCTTGAATATCGTCAAGATTTGGGGTGTTTCTTCCGCTTAGCCAGCATGCAAAAGTGCTTTGAGACCTGCTCATCAGGTCTGCAACTTTTCGTTGGGTGAGCTTCTTTTCGGCCATCACGCGCCGTGCTCTGGTTTGCCAGTTCTCCATACATAAAATTTTATCGTTGCGCTGAGCGCTCAATGATCGATGTATTGCAATCATTTGCATGCGCACTTCCTTCTTGTATTTGATTGCGTAACGCAATAAACTCCCGGCATGACGAAACTACGGACGTGGCGCGAGCGACGCGGGCTAACACAGTCGGAGGCTGCTGCGCGCATAGGAACAAATCAAAGCTGCTATTCGCTATGGGAGACAGGTAAGAGACCGATTCCCCGGCATTGCATTGCAGCGGTTCATCGCGCAACAAAAATCCCGATGAAGTTCTTGTTGGGCGTTCCCTAGTTGTTGATTTCCCCGCCTGCACCTTGTCCGTGCTGGCTTTTGCCGGCTTGTCCCCGGCACTTTTTATTCACCGCTGATGCCTGTCGAGCATCTGCTTTCACTATAGCGAGACGTCATATGAATGGCATGCGGAATCGCCCACACAAAACCATGATCGGTGTTCTTCGTGATGCCGTGCATACATGGCGGCAGCGCGAAAGATGGTCTATGGAGGTCGTTGCAAATGAGATCGTCCAGCGCTATTACCAGCAGGGTCTGGATGTGGTCTGGCTGGTCGATTTTCATCGGCATGAGCCGGGTGGTGATGTAGTACGCGTGATGAAAACCAACTGTGAGCGCATCACGCGTTGGCTGGATGACCAGACCAAAGATACCAATCTGATGTCGGCCAATTTCGTCCCGATGCTGCTGCAAGTCATGCCGCCAGACCTACGCCTGCAGGTGCTGGTGGAGGCATTTACGCCGCTTGGTATCGATGTATCTCTGCGCATGGCTGATGAAGTAACTGATAGTCACGCGGCCCTGATGTCGGCGCTGGCCAAGGAAAGCGGTGAGGGCATGGCTGCATTTGCGCTGCTGGCTGATCGCTGCACTCATGACGAATTGACGCGGGCGCTTGTTGAGATCGAAGAAGGCGCGGCAGCGCATCAGGATGCTGCTGTATTCATCCGGCAGCGCCTGGGGCGTGGTGGCTGATGATGCCGGCGCTCCCGCCTGGTGAATCCTTCCGCTTCCGCTTGGCTGTCGGCAAGGCATACCGAGTGAAGCGGTCCACCCGCGAAGAAAAGCGTGAGCGTGGTCAGCAGTGCTTGCGGGCGCTGCTGGATCTGCTCGATGCGCGGATGCGGCAGGCGGACGAAAGAAGGAGGGAGCGCGGTGATTGAGTGGGTGCATGTGTCTGGCGATGCCGCAGCCGATGCCCGGTATCTGGCCTCGCTGCGTGGCATGAAAAATGGTGTTGCTCTGCGGCAGCGGGAATTGCGCCGGCTGGCTGAGCTTTATGGCCAGGGCTACCGGATGAATGTTGAGCGTGTGCTTGCAGATGGTGGTGTAGCTAGCGAAGCGCCCGCCGGGCCGGTAATGAGTCGTCAGGATGCTATGCATGCGGCGCGTGAAATTTTAGGAAAGCGGTAATGGAAGGTATTTACCTGACAGGTAGTGAGCTGGAAGCGCTGGAGGGGTTGCCTGACCAAGACTTTCGCATGTACGTGCTGATGCGCCGGTGGATGAATCTGGCCACTGGCGTGGTTGGCGGTGCTGCGGGCGCGATCATCAGCTATCGGCGGTTTCGCGAGTGGATGGAGGTGCATCGAGAGCGCGGGTCGACGGCAGCGCCGACGGTGCGCTCTGACGATGTTCTGCGTGCTTCTATTGCGAGACTGTCGCGCCGCGGTCTGATCAAGCGTGTTGTGCGGACTGGCCTTGCCCGCTTTGTTTTCTGCTATCGCCTGCTGCTGGCAAAAGTCCGTTCAAATGAGGAGCCCCGCGTAAATCGTGACAATGTTGGGTCTGTTGGATGTCAGGCTAAAAGCCGCGCCAGCAAAGAATATGCGGGTGTTCAGCAAGCCGGGAAACTGGCTGCTGGATATGGGTCTGAGCCCCAGCCATCGGGGCAATTCATAGATAAAAGAGGGGCGCGCACTGATAGTGTTGTGTATAACTCTGATCCGTGGATTGCTGCGGCGGGCAAACTGCTGAAAAAACAGCTTTCTGATAATGAAATGGGGGATTGTGGCCTGTTGCATGCCGCTGGCCGGTTGGCGGACATCATGAAAAAGCGGCCAGTCTCTGAGCAAGAGTTGTCGCTATGCATTGCGATGGCGCGCCGCATCCGGGGCGTGCGATCAGTTGTTTCCTATGCGGTCGGGGTGGTTGCTCAGGGAACGATAGAAAAGCGTCTGCAGGGGACTAAATCGCATGGGTGGCCGCAGCCTGCTGAGGTTATTGAGCAGACACGGCCTACGCCAATGCCACAGCCAGCTGAGCCAGCTCCTGTTCAAACCCGGCAGGGTATCAGTGCGGGTGTTCGCCGCATTCGTGCCTGGCTGGCTCGACAGGGGCATGAGGAGTTTGCAAAGAGCAATATCTAGTGGTTATCCATGTTCGCATAGCGTGCATGGTGTGGTTTGCGTGGTAAAATTGCAGCATATAAAAGCCCGGCATTGACTGGGCTAGGGGATTCTTCAGGACAGTATCCGGAGGATTCAAGATGTCGTTTGAAATTGTAAAAAAGGATGATTTTCCCGAGTATCTTTATGCGCGCTTGAAGAATTGGGGCCGGTGGAGTTCGTACTCCAGACAGGATGGCCGGGCAGGTGGGCTAGAAGGGAAATTCAGATCGAACAGGTGTGAATACTGCTTTGAGGATGAAGTCCCTTGCGATAGTTGCAGATACTTGCCTGAGCAGTCCGGCGCGGTTGATATTGCTGATGCTGAGATTATAGAAGCGGCTTGGGTAAAGTCCGGCGGTCGGCTAAGCCGGGAAAAATTGCAGCTGCGGGATTATTTTTGCTTCCAGATATCCCAAAGTAGGTTAGTAAAGAAATCGGGCCGGGATGGCCGTTTTTTCTGGTATGAGCTGTTGCGCACAGCGAAAGAGATTGAGCAGTTGGCTGCAATGATCGCTTGCAAAGAAAATGCAAACCGCCTATCATCCGCTTCACATGGTCGTGAACCCGCCGTATGGCGTGAGAAGCTGGTGGCATAAGCCATCTTTGTCATGCCTAAAAGCCCTGAGAAACTCTCAGGGCTTTTTGCATTTCTGGGTGCGGTTTGTGCTTGTCTCTGCTATTTCTCCTCTTGTTTAAAATGCCCTGGCTTCGGTCGGGGCATTTCTTTTTCTGGATTCGCCATGCCTAAAGCTGCACCAACTCCCTGCCGTCATCGCGGTTGCCGTGTCCTGGTGCGTGATGGGAAGGGATTCTGTAAAGAGCATCTGCGAGAGAGTCGGCGAGAGGTTGATCAGCGGCGCGGGTCTGCTGCTAGTCGAGGGTATGACGGGCGATGGGCAAAGGCGCGGGCAACATTTCTGCGCGAGCGGCCATTGTGTGAGTGTCCGGACTGTAAGGGTCGAGGGCTTCTGACTCTGGCTGAGGTGGTCGATCACATCAAACCGCACCGGCTGAAAGATGCCTTGGATAGCGGTGATGTTGAGGCAATCCGGCGAGCGCAAGCGCTGTTCTGGGATACAGCAAACTGGATGCCGATGGCAAAGCGCTGTCATGACAAGAAAACAGCGGCAGAGGATGGCGGTTTCGGCAATCGAAAGCGTACGACCGGCTGAATGAGATGGGTCGGGAAAAGGGGTGCGGCGCACCGAAGTGGTGCGGTTTTTGGGCGGGGGGTGTCCAAAAGTCCAAGGCCGACCGATCAGAACCGCGTGCCTAAGTCCGAATTTTTATGGCCACCTGTTTTTAAGCAGGGGGGGGTTAAGAAATGGAAGGCTTCTGAGCCGTTTTTACGGTGTCGGAGGCCTTTTTTCGTATGTGCAACTGATTGGAGCGCGTAGTGAGTCAGGAAAAGCCGCCTTTTACGGTAATTCCTGGTGGTGGTGGACAGGCGGCAACTGGTGCCGTTGGCAATGGAATTGACAGCCCGTCCTCGCCGCCGGGTGTCAATTTCAATAGTCGGGAGCGCAAGGCATGGGACTACATCTGTGAAAGCCTCCGCCTGGCTGGTATCGAGCACATGACTGGCGGCCTGGCCATCAGCGTTGTGGTGCGGACATGGATTCAGTGGCAGGACGCTGAGAACCAGTTGGCGGATCTGATGGAAAAAAATCGTGGTTCCTACATGGTGACCACGCCGAATGGTCACCAGCAGCCGCATGCCATTTTCTATGTTGCGCGAAATCTGAAAAAGGAGCTGCTGCAATGGCTACCGGAATGCTGCCTGACTCTGCCGTCAGTGGCGACGGTAAAAGCCAAGCTTCCAGCGGCAACGCCGCAAGACGATCTGTTCGACGGTCTGGTCGGTCACGCAAAAAGCCACCCGTCAGCCGCTTAAAGCTGATTCCGGCTGAGGCTGATTGGCAAGAGTGGGATCGGGTTTATGGTGTGCCTGTACTGCGCGGTGAAATCGTTGTTGGTCAGCTGACCATGCTGGCAGTTGAGCGCCATTATCGTGATCTGCAACAAGGTGCAAAGCGCGGGTTGTTTTTCAGTCCTGGCCATGCCTGGCATGTCATCAACTATGTACAGGGCTGGTTTGTTCATATCAAAGGGCCGCTTGCCCGGCAGCCGATCATGCTTGATGGCTGGCAGCTGTTCTGGACGGCAGTTATCTTCGGCTGGCGGAGGGCATCGGATGGGTGCCGCCGCTTCCGGACGGGTTATGAAGAGGTTGCCCGCAAAAATGGCAAGTCCACCTGGTGGGGGCCGATTGGTTCGTACTTGTGGATGATGGACGGTGAGGGCGGTGCTGAGGTTTATTCGATTGCGACGACGCGTGAGCAGGCCATGTCTGTGTTCAAGCCGGCATTCGACAATATCAAGCGCCTGCGCCGCCAGTCGCCCAGGCTGGCTAAGTCAGTCAGGATTTTTGACGGTGCCAATCAAGAAAAAATGTCGATTGGTGAGTCCGTTTATAAGCCGCTTCCAGCAAATGCGGAGTCGCTTGATGGCCTAAACCCATATGCCTGTCTGGTTGATGAGCTGCATGCGCACAAAACCCGCGAGGTTTGGGATGTGATGGAGTCAGCGCTGGGGGCGCGGACGCAGCCGTTGATCAATGCAATCACCACTGCCGGGTTCATTTTGGACGGAATTTGCATCGAAATTCGGTCGTATTTGGTGCGAATTCTGCGCGGTGAGGTGCAGGATGACAGCTTTTTTGGGGTGATTTACACGATTGATGAGGGGGATGACCCTTTTTCGTCGGAAAACTGGCCAAAAGCCAATCCATCGCTGGGTTCTGCAAAAACCTACTCATATATGGAAGCGCAGGCCGCTAAGGCGAAGATCATGCCTTCGGCCAGGGCAAACTTTCTGACAAAAGACCTGAATGTGTTTGTCGGTGACTCATTGTCCTGGTTTGACATGCTGGTTTGGGACAAGGGAAAGAAGAAATTCGATCCTTGCATGCTGCAAGGCCGTGAATGCTTCGGCGGACTCGACTTAGCCAGTACGCGAGACATCACGGCCTTTGTGCTTTTGTTCCCGCCGCCGCCTGGCGATGAGGATGGCGAATGGTATGTACTGGTTTGGGCCTGGGTTCCTCAGGCGAAGGTCGATGCAGCTGATCAAGACAACGGATCTGATTACAAGGCGTGGGAAAAGCAGGGCTGGTTGACCGTTACAGAGGGTGATGTAACCGATTACGACCCAATTCGGGAAGTCATTGAGCAGGCATGCCGTGATTTTGATGTGCGAGAAATCGCATTCGACACATGGAATAGCACGCACCTGGCGAACCAGCTGCTGGAAAAGGACGTGCCGATGGTAAAGCTACCGCAAAACTTTGCCGGTCTGTCACCTGGTGCGAAGCATCTTGAGCGCTTGGTTTACAGCAAGCGGCTACGCCATGGTGGAAATCCGTTGCTCCGCTGGTGCGCTGGGAATGTGACGCTGCTGATGGACAGTAACGAAAACATCAAGCCGGACAAAAAGCGTAGTCAGGGCCGTATTGATCCGATTGTGGCGCTTTCTATGGCAGCAACGCGGGCCATGACATATCTGGATGATGAAACAGAGGTGGAGGTGATTTGCTGATGGGCTTTTTTGACCGGTTTTGGGCGGGTAAGTCTCCGCCAGCTGCTGATACTGAGCAGCGAAAAGAGCCTACTGTCCAGAATCTTGGCCAGGGCTCTGGCGGGTTTGGCGAGGTATTCGGCATGCCGTCTGCTACGGGAGTTCCGGTCAATGAGACGACTGCAATGCAGGTTGGTGCTGTTTATGCCTGTGTCCAGTTGCTCGCCGGTATTGTCAGTACGCTGCCGCTGCAGTTCTTTCAGAAGACTCCATCTGGCCGTAAGCCGATTGATCATGATTTTTGGTATCTGTTCAACGAATCTGCGACGAATGAATACACGGCATCAGCTATGTGGGAATACGGGATGCAGTCCCGGTTGCTGGACGGTGATTTTGTTGCCTGGATCATGCGTGATAGGCGGGGTAATCCGGTAGGTATCCAGCCGCTGAATCCGCGAGCTACGACAGTGCAGCGGATGCTTGATCAGGGCGGCTGGCGTTGCTACACATTCTGGCTACCTACTGGGCAGGTTCATAGCGTGCATGAGGATGACATCATCCATGTTCCTGGTCTTGGCTATAACGGTCTTCGTTCGCTTTCCCCGGTTCGTCACTATGCTAATCAGACCATCGGCCTTGCACTTGGCCAGCAGCAGTTCAGCGAGCGCCAATTTGGGCAGGGAACTGGCGCATCGTATCTGATCAGCACTGCTGGAAAGCTGAATGAAGATCAGAAGCGGGATATTCGTGCTGAAGTTGAGGCGCGAGCGCACGGGCTGGCGAATGTTGGCCGCCCGATGGTGCTATCTGGTGCTGACTGGAAGCTTGATCGGTTGCAGATTTCTCCAGTCGATATGCAACTGCTGGAAGGGCGTGCATTTTCAGTGGTCGAGATTGCGCGGATCTACGGTGTTCCGCCGCACATGATCGGTGCGACTGACAAAGCGACAAGCTGGGGGACGGGGCTGGAGGCGATGACGCAGGGCTTTGTAAAGTTCACGCTCAAGCGCCATCTCATGGCCATTCAGCAGGAGGCGAATCGCAAGCTGTTTGTGAAGCCTGGTGTTTATTGTGAGTTTGGGCTTGATACGTTGCTTGAGGGTGATAGTGCCGCCCAGGCTGCGTACTTCAGTAAGGCGCTGGGTGGGCCGGGCTCGCAGGGCTGGATGACGATCAATGAAGTCCGGCATATCAAGAATCTGCCTCCTGATCCTGATGGGGGGGAAATCGTGAAAGCAGGGAGTGGGAATGGCAATCAAAAACCTTCTGATCCGGCCCAAGGCTAAAGCTGCCCGGCCTGTTTGTCCGCGTGCAGAGGTTGCGCCGGGTGGTGCTGAGGCAACGATCTGGCTGTATGACATTATCGACGAATGGTGCGGCGTTGATCCTGGCCAGCTGTGTCAGGAAATCGCCGCAATGATCGGGGTGGAAGCCATCCATCTGCGTATCAATAGTCCGGGCGGTGACGTATTCGGCGCACGCGCCATCATCGCCGCCTTACGCGCTTCTGGTGCGAAGGTGATCGCGCATATCGATGGCCTGGCTGCTTCGGCGGCAACTTTCATTGCAGTGAATTGCGATGAAGTGCGGATTACGGATGGTGGCATGTTCATGATCCATCAGGCCGCAACGGTCGCTGCTGGTGATGCTGAGGATTTGCGGCAGGTTGCTGACCTGCTTGATAAGGTCGATAGCACGATCTGCGCTGATTACGTGCGTAAGACCGGCCAGCCGGCTGAGCAGGTTGCTGCATGGATGGAGGCGGAAACCTGGTTCACAGCAGATGAGGCAAAAGCAGCTGGCTTTGTCGATGCGATTGATGGTGCTGGTTCAGCAGCTGTCGATAATAGCTGCTGGGATTTCTCATCTTGCAAGAATGCGCCCAAGGCACTGTTGCAGCCTTCTGCTGCGCCAGCTGCTTCGGTAGTCAAGCCTGCGCCTGTCGCAGAGCCAGTTGTTGATCCTGTTGAAAACTCTGCTTCTGATGATGGCCGTGAGGCTGCCAAGCGCCAACTGGTGCTGCTCAATCTGAATTGCTGACGCGGGGCTTCCGCGACAAACCCTAATACCCGCCAATGGCGGGTTTTTTCATTTCTGGAGACCCTATATGAAGCTGCAAGCTCTGCGTGAAAAGCGTGTTGAAATCGCCAACAAGATGAAGGCGCTGGTTGATGCTGATGGCGTATGGAATTCTGATCGTCAGACTCAGTTTGTAGCAATGCAAACCGAAGTTGAACAGATTGACCAGCAGATCAATGCCATTCAGGCTGCGCTGACTGTTCAGGAAGGTATCGCCGCCAATGACCAGGCTACCAGTCAATTCCGTGGTGTGATCCTGGAGAATGCGGCTGAGCTGCGCCGTGAAATGCTGGTTGCCTTCCTTCGTGATGGTCGTGATGGTGTGCGTGCTCTGCAACAAGATCCGCGCTTTACCAATGCGCAAACTATTGCAGCTCCGGCTGGCGGTGGCTACCTGGTGCCGAATGAGATGTACAGCTCCATCCTTCAAGCAATGAAGTTGTTTGGCGGGATGCGCAATCTGGCAACTGTGGTAAGCACGCAGACTGGTGCTGGCCTGCTTTTCCCGGTTACCGATGCTACTTCCGAAGAGGGGGAGATCATTGGTGAGAATGTCCCGGCAAATGCTCAGGATACAACTTTTGGCCAGGCTTCTTTGAATGCCTATAAGTACTCCAGCAAAACGGTTGCCCTGTCCATCGAGCTGCTGCAAGACGCTGCCTTTGATGTTGAGTCGTATGTTGTTCAGCTGTTGGGTATGCGTTTGGGCCGTATCACGAACCGCCACTTTACTGTCGGTACAGGCATTGGCCAGCCGAAGGGCATTATTACTGCCGCCCCGGTGGGCAAGGTGGCTGGTGCCGGTCAGACTGCAACTGTGCTCTATGATGATCTGGTTGATCTGGAGCACAGTGTTGACCCGATTTATCGGGCTAATGCCAGCTGGATGCTGCATGACAGTACTCTGCGTGTCCTGAAGAAAATGAAGGACAGTATGGGCCGTCCGCTCTGGATGCCTGGTCTGGAAGTCAAGGCTCCGGATACTCTGTCTGGTTATCCGTATCAGATCAATCAGCATATGCCAGCTCCTGCGGCCAATGCCAAAACCATCAGCTTCGGTGATCACGGCAAATATCTGATACGCGATGTGCTGGATACCGTGCTGTATCGCAATACTGACTCGAAATACAACGAGCAAGGTCTGGTCGGCTTCCATGCGCTGGCTCGTCATGACGGCAATATGCTGGACATTGGTGGTGCTGTGAAAACCTTCCAGCAAGCAGCGGCCTAATCGGCCTTCATTCACGAAAGCCCCTCCTTTGAGGGGTTTTTCTTTTGAGGTGTCGCATGACAACTAAATCGAAGCTGGGTGTGCTGGTTGCCCGCGTTCTGTATTCCCACATGGCTTTTGTGGTCGCTGAACCTGACCCGAAAGAAGTGATGGTGCGCCCGAATGATCTTGTCACTGGTGATCCGTCCACCATCCTGGCCAGCCCGGATCTGTACTGCACTGATTCTGCCGGTGTCGAGTTTGCGCGTGGCCTGGGCGGTGCTGATTACCTGTTGGCGCAGAGTCCAGCTGTTCAGGCAGCTGCTGACGCTCAGGCAGGTGCTGATATTCGGGCAGGTGCTGATGTTCAGGATGGAGCTGATTCCCAAGCTGGTGCTGATGTCCAGGCTACTGCGGATGCTCAAGCTGGCGTTGATACTCAGGCCAGTACGGATGAACAAGCCGGTACTGAAGCGAAGGCCGCTTCCAGTAAGAAGTAATTTCCTGGTCGATGCGGCATAGCGATATGCCGCATCAGCGAGGGGGTGAACTATGCGTGAAAAATTGGTCGCTGCGGCGGCTCCATTGTTTTCCGATTTGTCGATGGTGCGCACTCAGTGCCGCATTGATGAGGATGAGACTGATCTTGATGGCTTGCTGACGCTGTTTGTATCAGCAGCGGTGGCCACGGCAGAGCATGAAATGCAGCGGCCAATTCTGCCTCAGTCCTGGTGCCGCACTTTTGATGATGTTGGTGTTGCACTGCTGGCCTTGCGAAGTGATGTGCTGGCGGTTTCGTCTATTGTTGCGCGTGATGCATCGGGTGTTGAAACTCCGCTTCCTATGCATGCTTGGCGTCTGGCACGGGGCAAGGACTTGATCCTGTTTGACGGCTGGCCTGCTGATGCAGTCGAGGTGGATGTTTCCTTCTCGTGTGGTGCCTGGACGGTTAGCACGGTGCCGGATGCAATCAGGCAATGGGTGCTGATCCGTGTGGCCACGGCTTTGCGGAATTCGGAGGAGGTTATTCAGGGGGCGTCTGCGGTGGCTATGCTGCCGCGTTCGCATGTGGATGGCCTGCTTGATCCGTGGAGGCGCTATGCGTAGTGATCGTGTGTGCAAGGGGGAGATTCAGCAGCGGGTAAAGGGGAAGAATGGCGCGGGTGAATCTGTTGATGTCTGGCAGCGTGTCGGTCCGCGGCGCTGGATGGATGTGCGTGACTTGACTGGTCGGGAGCGGGTAGGCGATTCGACAAACTATGTTGCCGATGCGCGAGGCTTTTGTAGTTGGGTTGATGGTGTGGATGCTGACATGCGTGTTGTATGGCGCGGGCGCACGTATCGAATCGTTGCACCGCCTATTGATAAAAATGGCCAGCGCCGGGATATGGAATTGCTACTGGAGTACGACCATGGACATCAAGGTAACGGCTGACGATCAGCAGCAGCGTGTTTTTTTACGGCTTGGCAGCTTGGGTGATTCGGTATCTGATCGGCGGGCGCTTTCAAAGCCTCTGCTGGCCGGGGTGCAGATCATTCAGCGCGAGGCAAAGCAACTGGCTCCGCGTGATAGTGGTTTTCTTCGGTCGCAGATCATTGCGTGGACAAACTGGAGAAAGACTGATGCGCCGCTGACTGGTTTTGTGACGGTGGCAACAAGAGCCAAGAGAATGCGAAACGGCCAGCTAAAAGCTCAGCGTTTGGCAGACAAGGCCAGCAAGGGCCGTTCATCAGTAGTGGTGACGGCATTTTATGGGCGATTTCTGGAAGAGGGGACTGAGAAAATGGCCGCTGAGCCTTTCATGTCTCCATCTGTCGAGCGTGTAGGTGAGCAGGCAACAGAAACCGTAATGGCGGGGGCGCGGATGGTGCTGTTGCAATTGATGGAGGCAAAGCTGTGAAAGATTTTGATCTTGCCTATGCCGTTGAGCAGGTTCTTGGCTCGGTTTTAGGGGATCGCGTTACCGTCGGTGATCTGGTAGTGAAGCCTGAGGATATTCGCGAACCAGCCTCTGTTATTCACCTGGATGAATCTGTGCCTGAGGACAAGGAGGGCATGGCAGTTCGTAATGATCAGGTTGATATGCGTATTACTACGCTTATTGATGCTGAGGGTGGCCAGGTTTATAGCAGAATTAGACCGCATCAAATGCGTTTGCGTAAGGCGCTTTTTGCAACTCATAATCTAAATGGTGTTCTGCATATTATTTCATTGAGGGAGCGTAGGACTCTTTACCAGTTCAATCGAGATGAAATGATTTACATGATTCATTTGGATATTCGTATCCGCCACCGACGAGCGGCTGAGGAGCCGTGATATCAGTATTTAATGTCCCTGCTTCGGCAGGATTTTTTTTGCCTAATGGGAGGCGATATGAGTACGATTCAAGAGTATAGCTTTATCGGTAAGGGTATGGTTATTCTGATCGATGGGGCAGTAGAACATGCGATGGGTAACTGCAGCTCTCTGTCATTTAAGTTGTCTATCGATGAAAAGAAACTGGCAAATTATAAAACTGCCGGTGGTGGTAATCAGAATACGGTTTATCGTATCAATGATATAACAGCTGAAATGGATCTGCGTGAGCTATCTCCGGAAAATCTGGCATTGGCTACATCCGGTGGATATAGCGTTGACAATGCAACTGGGGTGGCTTCTATTGAGGCACTGACACAGGTCGGGAAAGAGTACTCGTTGCGCTTTGAGGGTCTGAATGAAGCCCAGAGCGGTGCATCTGTTACTGTTGAGGTCTATCGACTGAAGGTGTCTCCAGCGGACAGTCTTGATCTGATCGGCGATGATTTTTCGACCTTGAAGGTCAAGGGTGCGATCCTGGCGGATTCGTCCAAGCCCGCTGGCAAGAGCCAGTACTTCAAGATCGAGATGGATACCAAGGTCTAGCATGTGTTGCTCCCGGTTCGACCGGGAGCAGTTCATGTGATAGTCTGATGTCATGGATTTTTCAAGAAGGTTCATGACATGAGTCAGTCACTATATGATTTTTTAGGAGTGCAAAATAATGCAGCTCCTGAGGCAATAAGATCTGCAATTAACTCTATAGCTGAAAAGCATAGAGCTGATGGGGCTGATGCTACGCAAGCTAGAATGCTTTCTTTATGTGCTGAAATATTACTTTTCCCAGAAAAAAGAATTGAATATGATCGGCGTCAAAGAGAAAAATTAATCAGTGATGGAAATATATCGAATATATCCTGCCAAGATGATTTGAGAAGGATTGACAGTAGTGTACTGTTGGTCACATTGCCAATTGCACTTTCTGCACCAATTATGCTTTTTGTTGCAATTGGCCCGCTGATGGTTATTGCAAAAGCAGTTGCAATAGCTATGTATGGCGTTATGTCTGCTATTGTTGGAGTAATTGCGGCAAGAGAGCTTTATGGTAATAGCAAAAGCGATGATCCATTACCAAGTTTTTTAATATTTTTAGTAATAATGGTGGTATTTCCTGTTGGATATGTTTGGTACATGTCTTGCAGAAGTCGGTATGGATTGAGAGGTATGCTGTTTATGCCAATTGCTATATCAATAATTTCTCTATTTTTATTTATTTACCCTGCTGTTAGGTCTGACAGGATTGTCAGTGATGTTATCGCTAAGCAGAAGGAGTTGATAATTAATCAGGGCGGTGTTGTGCCTTGAAATAGTGGTGCGCGCATAAGTGGAATATTCATAGTTCCATATAGACATGCTAGTTAATATAAGCCCGGGAAGCCGGGCTTTTTTATTTGGTGAATATATGTCAAAGAAATGTAAAATTGTCAACTTGCATGGCAGTGAAATTGTCTTTAAGGAACTTAATGTTTCTGATGTTCGTAATTTGCTAAGCATTAAGCCTGTTGATTATATTGATGCGCTTATTCTTGAGGATATTACTCTTAGCGAGTTGGCATTTATGGCGGGGATGCTGGTTGATGATCTACTGCATGCGACAAGTTCTGATCTGGATATGCTGTGCATCGCGGCAAAAGAGGTAAATCCGCTTTTTTTCGGAATACGGGATCGTCTCGGAAAGCTAGTCGAGAGAGTGCAATAGCATCACTGGATCGTGCGATCTGTGCGCTGGTGACGCTGGGCCATACAAATGTTTTGACGTATCCCTATTCCCTGTTTTCAGTAGCCTGCAAGGAGGCATCCAGTGGCAAGTAATGACATGCTGATCCGCCTGGCGCTTCAAGGTGATGCCAGTGGCTGGGTATCTGAAGTGGCTGCAGCGGAAAAGAAATATGGTTCTGCTTTGCAGGGTATGGCCCGGCAGTCTGCTCAGGTGGAAATATTTGGCAAGCTGCAGAAGGATGCGAAAGCAGCGTCTGGCGAGTTTTTCAGGCTGAAAAAGGAGGCTGAGGGATACCGTACTGCTATCAGTCAGGCTACTGGGCCAACTGCTGATCTTGAGGCCGGCTTGGGCAAGACGGAAAAGGCGCTCAAAAAAGCAGAAGATCGGATGCGGAAGCAGATATCTGCCTGGCGCGATGTCAAAAAGGAATTAGCATCTGCAGGTGTTGATATCGCCAATCTTCCGGCTGCTCAGCAGAAGATACAAAGCAAAGTTCGTGATGTCAGCGTGGGGGCCATTCGAGAGAAGTCGGTTTCCTCGTCGCGTGCTGAGTTGGGGCTGGTTGATCCTGCTGAGATGCAGGGAAAGGTCGAAAAGCTACAGCTGGCATATGACAGGCTTCTTGCAAGTGGGAAGCTATCCTATCAGGAGCAGGCTAAGGCGGCTGAGCAGCTGCGTGTAAAGCTTGCTGAGCTTCATGGCCAGGCTTCTACGCCTGTTGGTGCAGGTTTCTTGTCTGGTATGCGTGGTGAGGTAGTTGGTGCTGTTGCTGCGCTGACCGCCCTGGCTGCGGCCTTGTATTCGGCATCCAATGTTGTACTTGATACGGCGGGGCAGTTTGAAACGTTGAAAGTGCAACTGGTTGCGGTCGAAAAATCTGCAACTGTTGGCAATCATGCATTTGCTGCCATGAAGCAACTGGCGCTTGATTCACCATTTGGCGTAAAGGATTTGACTGGGTCATATATCCAGCTTCGGAACTTTGGTCTTGATCCCATGGCCGGTTCGTTGCAAGCAATTGTTGATCAGTCTGCAAGGCTGGGTGGTGGTCAGGAGAAGTTGACCAGCATTGGCCTGGCACTTGGTCAAGCCTGGAGTAAGCAAAAGCTACAAGGTGATGACATCCTGCAGATGATCAATGCCGGTGTTCCTGTGTGGGATTTGCTCGGCAAGGCGCTCAATAAGACCACTGCAGATCTACAGAAAATGTCAGAAGCTGGGCAGCTGGGCCGGAATGAGATCACCAAGCTTATTCAGGCAATGGAGGCTGATGCAAAAGGGGCTGCAGCCAGTCAGGTTTCTACCTGGCAGGGGGCATTATCTCAGTTGTCAGATATCTGGGAGCAGTTCAAGGCGCAGCTAGCTGATGCCGGCCTGATGGATGTTGCCAAGGAGCAGGTTGCTAAGCTCACTGAGATGATCCGCACGGCAATGGCTGACGGTACTGCGGAGAAAATGGGCCGGCGCATGGCCGATATCATCAGTGCTATCGGGTCTGTTGTTGAGTCAACAGTGGGCTTTATTCGTGAGCATGCTGATGCAATCAAGCTGCTGGCAGGTAGCTATGCTGGTTTGGTTATTTTAAGGTCTGTTATTGGGTGGATTTCTGCTGTTGATAATGGGTTTAATTCATTGAAGATTTCAATGTTAGCATTGGGTTCTGTTGGAACAATTGCTGATTTGGTATTTGGTGCGGGCGCTTTAGATAAGCTTGGTGCCATATCAGAAAAAATTAAAGCCCTGACATTTGAGGTTGCTACTTTCAAGACTGCCGCAACATTGGGCATAGCTGGTCTTTTAGCAGCGGCTGCAGCAAAAGTCGCATATGATCAGCTTGAAATGCATAATCGCAGAATTGAACGTGCAATGGCGCAGTCGGCACGAATTTCATCACTTATGGCGTCAGGGAGGACGGAGGTTGGCATCAGGACTGATGAACAGCTAAATAGCATGAGTAAAGAACAGATTGCTGAATATGGCGATGACCTTAAGCGCTCGCTTGAGAATAAACAGCAGATGTTGCAGCGCCATGCTGAGGCTGTTGCCAATGCCGGTGGAAATGTATTGGCAGATCAGCAGTCCAGGCAATTGGCCCGTGAAATGCTGGCCTATCAAAAAGCCATGGATGGCTTTTCGGGGTATGCGCAGCGAAGGACTGCAGCAGAAGACCGGTTCAATAAGAATGTTGATGCTATCCGTAATGGCGCTCTTGCAAATTTAGCTGTTGATCTGGCTAAAGAGCAGAAGTTATATGACCGGGCTAATGATGATCTAAAAAAAGCGACTGATGAGCGGCTAAAGCATCAGAATGCCTGGGCCAGCAATAAGGCAGTTGATCCAGCAGCGAAAAATACTGACCCGCAGGGGGTAACCGACTATTACGAGAGTCTGAGGAAGGCTGAGGAGCTTTCTCGTAAGGCTGCTGATAGTCAAAAGACTGCTGGGGCAACTGGTCTGGATAGTGATTTTCAGAAAGCTACGCGGGACGCCACTGCTGCTGAGGCTGCATTCAGTCGTGTGATGGAGGTTATCAACCAGCTGCGTAGTGCTGGAAAGATCACTGAAGGTGAATTCAAGCTATTCAATGATCAAGCCGGTAGATCGCAGGATAGTATGGATGCTGGCCGGGAGCAGGTTGGTAAGGATCAGTTGCAGAAGGCCATGGAAAAGGTAGAGGCGCTGAAGCGGGCTGCTGATGCAGTCAAAAACATGCCGATTGGTTTTGATACCGAAAAGGGCATTTTTGATCTTGAAAAATTCATGGCGCAGATCGAGGAAAAGGCGCGGACGAAGCCGCTAACCATTCCGGTGCAGTATGTTGGGCCCGATGGAAAGTTGTTGCAAGATGCGCGGGCTGCTGTTGGGGTTACGACGCCTGGCTATGATTCTGGTGGCTATACCGGTGATGGAGGTGTTAAAGAGCCTGCTGGCATTGTGCATCGTGGCGAGTATGTTCAGCCGCAATACAGAATGCGTGAGCCAGGTGCGCTGGAGTTTATGCAGGATTTTCATGCGCGAGGGATGAGGGCTGTTCAGGATCTGCGTGGGTATGACGTGGGTGGTCTGGTTGGCGCTGATTTCCCATCGGTTGCCGGTAGTCTGAATATTCCGTCGCTATCAACTTCGCCTGCGGATGTATCGATGGGGTCGCCAGTAAATCTATATTTGCCCGGGATGTCTGATCCGGTAAAGCTACACGGTTCTGGCAGTTCTGTTTCGCAATTGTTAGATGCTGCGCGAAAATTTAATTTAAAACATGGATAGCCCACTTCGGTGGGCTTTTTTATTTGGGGGGAAATATGTCGCCTGAGCATCATGTTTATGTAGACGGGTTGATTATCCCCTTGCTGGCTGGTTTAGAAATATCGCAAACCTATGCGGCGGTAGAAGGTGGGAGCAGTATCTTTCGAGCGCGGAGCGGGGCTGCAAGAAAGCAAACAAATTGGATAAAGCTGAAAACTACCCTTTCTGGTACGGGCTGGATGCCAGCTGGTTTGGCTCAGTTAGATCAGTCAATTTCGCATGAGCTGGATTGTATCGTTCCGAGGGTTATAGCTAGTCCATCTCGAATGATCGCTATTCCAGCACATCGTTTAGATATTACGCCATGTGGTCATGCGGTTGTTGGTAGTGAGCTTGTCCCTGCGGATGTTTCTATTTCAGGTGGAGTGGCCACGATATCTGATGTGGCTGGCGCGCAGCAGTATCAGTTGACTTACTGGCCTCGTCTTGTGGGTTTTGTAACTGCTTCTAGTTCTGGCAATCCCATGGCAGCTTCTTGGGGGTGGGAGCTAGTGTTTGAGGAAAAATAAGGGGATGTAATGATTAATGGCTCAGCTATAAATAGTGCGGCAATCAATGCATCTGCCGGTAGCAGTTCCCCTATATCGAAGGCTGATAGGCTTTCTGTTCCTGTTGTATTGACGGTTACTACGCTACCTTCTGGCTCTATATCAGTACCAATTAGCCTGAATGTACTACCGGTATCTCTGCCGGCAGAGGGGTGGAATGTTCGGGTATTAGTAGGTGGGGTGGAGCTGTCGGATCGAGTTGAGGGTGTTGTTGAAATTGAGGCTGAGGAAGGCGCTGCACGTATTGCTTCGGTTGTGCTAAGCCTTGCCGCCGGTGATGGCTTGGCTAGCTTTAGTGGGGAAAGCCTCGTTATCGATGTCCAGCCGATTGCCAATGGTGCGTGGGTCCGCAGATTTACCGGCCAGATTGTGCTGCCCCAGTTCGATTTGGAGTCGGGCCGGGTTACTTTGCATGCTGCTGATAGTCGGCGTGATTTACTGGCGCAATCCAGCCGCGCCGCCCTGGCCGCAATGCTCGGTGGGTACTGGTCCGACCATGTAGGCGGTGAAGCTGCCAACAGCTTGCAGTATGCCGAAGGTCGGCTAGCTACCGTCGCGGGCAGCTTTGATCTGGATGCCTACGGCAATCCACGACTAACTGCTTGGGCCGGGACTGGTCAGGCTGCGACGGTGACTGACGACGATATCAAGGATGGTTCGCTGGAGGTCCGGCCGGTAGCACTGAGCGATGTCACCAACCTGGTCACAAATGACACCGTTGGCCTGGGGGCTGTATCAACGACCAGTATTTGCGGCCTGATTCACGACAGCGCAAACGATACCGGCAAGTCTGCAACCGATAACCTGACCGCAAATGCTAGACCGTTAATCGGCGGAACGGTTGAGCCAGGTGCAACTGTCACTCTGACGATTGGTGGTCAGAGTGTGGTTACCACGGCATCGGCCACGGGCTATTTTGCGGTGCAGCCCCCGTATGCGCTGGCGCCTGGTATCCATACCCCGCATATCACGGTGACCAGCAGCTGGACGTGGGAGGCATGGGGAACCTCATTCACCGTGGCCACAGCTGCCGAGGCGAACGAAGGGGCAGTATCGTCTGCAGCCAGCGAAAAAGTGGCCAGCACCGATTGCACGCTGGAATACCGCTATCCACGCTTGCATCTTGCCGAAACGATTTACCAGTGGTCGATGGGCATTTCCTACCCGGAGCTTGTTCTCGGTCGCAATGGCCATGCTTTTATCCTGCCAGAACGTTCGCTCTTTGAATCGGCCGCCAGTCAGTCAGGCTGGATCGTCGACAAGACGACATACACATCACCCAAGCAAGGTAGTGCAGTCGTTGGCTATATCGACCGGGATGGCAACGTGATCAATGGTGCACCTGGCCCGGCAGCCGATGTCATTGAAATGCTGATCTTCAAGAACGAGTACACCGGAGACCCGGCATCAGATCCGCGCTGTGAGTCGGCAACTCTGTGGCTGCATCGTCGCATTGCTCAGCCGGTGACTGAGCGCTGGCGTGTCACAGTATCCGCGCCGGACTCTGTCGCGGCTCTCGGCGCTCGCAAAACCCAAGGGGCAACGGCTGCTATCGATGCCACTAGCAACTTCAATGCCGATGCATGGGAAAAGGATTTGAATGTCGAACCGGTCATCAAGGCCAGTACTGACTACACAAGTCTGCCGACGGTGTCCCGCGCCGATATCGATGCTGCGCTGGTTTGCCTGGCGGCAAAAGCACGCCGTCAGATACTGGCCAGCCACCGCGCCAGCCGGGTGACATTCACCACTGTGGCCAGCGCAACACTGGATCTATCGCAGCGCCTGCAGGTGGACTCCTCTGACCTGCACGCTATCGGCAAAGTTGCCCGGTTTGTCGAGCGCTACGCAATCGATAGCGGCAGGGCTGAGACGGACATCGAGCTGGCCATCAGTGCGCTTGTGGGTGTCGGCACCGCCCCTGATGAACCGCTGCAGAGTCCAGTTATTACCGGCGCGGCCAATCTGTCGCAATCGGCTACGGTGCCGGTCCCGAGCGCGTGGGAAGGGCGAGGCGACCTGATTGCAGGCACGTCGTGGACTACGGGTGCGACCGGTGACGCGACTTCGCAATATCCGCGCTCGGTAGCCCTGACCACTAATGCTATCCATCCATACATGACCGACCCGATTGACCGCCCGATGTCTTATGAGATCAGTGTGGCCATACCGGTTGACCCTTTTGAACTGAGGTAGCTATGTCGCTCTCTTTTGCACTGTATTACGACGCCGCCCGAACCCAGCCAGTGACCCAGCTGGCGCTAGCTGGTATTAACGATACCCTGGCCAGTCCACTCCAGCAGCGGCTGTATGTTGGCCCGGCTGCTGGCGTGCGGACAATGTCGACGGATGGCCAGCCGATCCGCTTATCTGTCGTCTCGACTGGCGACGTCCAGCCTGCCGCGTTTCGGCTGGCACTAACCCAAGCGGATCTCAGCAGCGCAGTGCCGGGTGCCGATCTGGCATTGGCTGCCCAACTGGATGACCTGGTCGCTATCTGGCTGCAGGTGGATTGTGCTGGTCTCAGCACGGGCTCTCATGCCGGCTTGACGATCAGCAGTAGCGAAGTGAAAGAGGTGTCGCTATGAGCGGGATGAGCAAGCAGGACGCCGACATTATCGGCAAGGCGCTGCAGCAGCCGGCTGCCTCAGCCAAGCGGCTACCGGCGCTGCCGGCGCGGGGAGGGATTCCCGGTGCCACTGCAAAAGGAACCGCCACTCAGCCGGCTGGTACGGCTGGCAGCGGTGGGATTGACTCGCCGCTGACCGAGCAGTCCAGAAGCTACTGGCCGACTGTGCAGGCAGTCACGTCGGATGGGCTGCTGCAGATTGCATATCAGCCAATCAAAAGCGTTGTGATGAAAGATAAATCTGCCAGGGAGGTGGTGTTTAACTATGCCCAGCCTACCGCCTCCTGATCTTGGCGGCCCCCTGCCGCTGCAGATTAATCGCCTCGGACATGCCGTACACGGGCTGTGTAAAAACGGCACGGTCACCATGGCTAATGGCCTGCAGCAGGATGGCTATGCTTTCCCTGGGACAGGTTTTTGCTATGCCGTATCGGTGCCTGGCTTTGTTGCAGGTACCGATCCCGATGCCGCTACTGAGCAGGCTGCCGGCCGCTACTGGTTGCCTTATGCCATCGTGTCGGGTGGGCAGCTGTATGGCCAGCAGCTGATGACTGAGCCCGGCTATCGCGGTGATGCTGCGGTATTCATGAGTTTTGGCACCAACCGGAATCTTGCGATCACCATCCCGGGTGGTGGCATAAAGGCAATCTGGTGGACGATCTGGCCGTCGCAACAAATACATAGTGTGACCGGTATTCCGGCAATCAATGAGCCGCTCTATTGGAAACTATTGGACGTAGCTGGCCACCGTGCTGTGTTTGCGGCCAGCACGGTATTGGGTGGCGATAACATCGGCATGAAATTGTGGTCTGCAGAGTGCCGTTTTTTTGAAATGACGGTGACCTGGCCAGTCGGTGGCACGCCACAGATATCCATGGCAGAGCTGCCGAATACGAGCAGCCTTCCCACGCAGTTTAATAGCTTTACGGTCACTCAAGCTGTACCTGTAGAGGGCGGTGGACTTGAGCTACGGGACTATACGCAGCCCGCACGCTCCTGTGATGCGCAATACGGCATGACGGCCAATCGCTTAGCTATCCAGCCGATGGCAACCAACGTCACCGCTTATTACCCACATGATCATACCTATAGTCGCATCGTCGGCTATGCCTACCGGGATGATCAGCCACAGCCGATCACCTGCGAGGCCCATAGCGTTCTGACGCAAGACTATGCCTGTGTACCTTACTCCTACCTTGAAACCAAACTTTGGTCTGTCCGTGTCAGCAACAAGGTGCATCGCCGGGTGACTACAAGGATCACGTTTGGGGGAGCAGAGGTCATCAGCGCTGTGTGGGATAAGGATATTTGGGACAGCTGGGTGGTCATGAGCGCGACTGGTGTTGATGCCGATAGTAATGGTAAGCCCCTGCAGGCCGGCGGCGGACTTAATTATGGGGATGATGCCGTTGTATGGATGGGGTGCTACTCACTAGCGCGGGATCTGCTGGTTGCAGCGTGGTCGGATAATGAGTCCGCAAAATGGCAGCTTGTCGATGTTGTGACCGGTCAGAAGCTGAACCAGGGGAGCCTCAGCGAGGCTCAGCGGTTGTCATTTCAGCAAGGGAACAAGTTTCAGTTTGTCTACGCCAGCAAGCACCCGGTTACCGGGCAAGTTGCGGTCAGTGTTCCAGCTGCCGGCAGTACGCTTGCAGAACAGCTGTGTTGGGTTTAACGGGAGGTTTATATGTTTTCGATGTTTAACAACTCTGATGTGACCCTGTCCGGGCTGGATCAGCAGGCCTTTGGCAACGCTAGTAACTTTGTGGCTGCGGTGTGGCCGAATGCCAGCCCTACGCGTGAGATGCTTGTAGGGCATACCGCGATGCGCGTAGCGATTGAAGCCATTGACGGCAGTCAGCGCGAAATCATTGAGCTGCGGGTATCTGAAGACCAGATCATCCGTGGGGTCGAGCCGGTCATGCTGTCCGGCAACTGGGTGGACCAAAACTCCATCAGCTGGGACGCCATACCCTGCCGGGTGTTTGTGACGGTGACGGCCGCGATGTTGCAAGCCGCCATGGGTTATCCACACTGGGTCGGGGCAGGCATGTATCAGTCCAATCTGCAGATCGACTGGCCAGCACAATCAATTGATCTCAGCGCATACGATAGCCCGGACCCGGTCTTTTTAATGCTGTCACCTGATTCAATTTTTCCGGGTGACCGTTTCCGGGTGACCCTGGTTCGCAATGGCGGAAGCCCTGTTCAGATTGGCGGTACTGCAGGCCGCTGGAAAATGAAGGATGGTAGTGCAGTGAACTGGCCGACCATGGGTACGGGCGGTCTTGTTACATGGCACTTTGATGCGTTTCTGGATCGTATGAACTGTGTGGCATACATCATGAGTGAGGTGCGCGTGGTGGCTAGTTGATTATGCTGGCTAGCATGATGGAATAGTAATTTTGTCTTATTTAGAGGCCCGCAAAAGCGGGCTTTTTTATTTAAGGGTACTCATGAAACATCTTCGCGGAGATACCTTCCGCCGGCATGTTCGACTGGAGTCGGGGAAGTTGCAGTCACGAGCAGTTATTAGCGTGGATGCTTCAAGTGACTGTGCGCGGTTGAAAATTCCAAACCATGGGCTGCCTCCGGTTTGGAGAGTCGCATTCATTGGGGTCAGCCTTCCTGGGTTGACTGCCCGTAATCGCCCGCCGCTGGGTGATGACTTTCATCAGGTAACGGCAATAGATGCTGACTGGCTGGAGTTGAGCAATCTTTCTGGGATTGGTTGGCCGAAATATACCAGCGGTGCGGTAGTGCAGTTTGGTCAGCCGCTGGATCTTTCTGGTGTAACTGCATCAGCGCGCTTCTTCCGCCCTGGTGGGCCGGTACTTGCAGTCCCTGCAGTCATTGCACAGCAGGATGGTGGATTTCTAGTGACCGTGTCTGCTGATGATACACGGCAGTGGCCGCTTGGCCCTTTGCTGTTTCAGTTGGTGTTGCGCTGGACTGATGGAGTGGTGCGGACGGTATTGGGTAGTTCATTCGAGGTTGTAGAGGTTTGATATGGATATACCAGTTGTTGTTGAGCAAGAGCTTGTCATTACTGCAATTGTTGATGATCCGGAGCCTTGCCATGTGGTTGAGGGTATTCCGGGGCCGCCGGGGTCGCCGGGCAGGCAGGGTGATCCTGGGGTATCCGGTACAGCAGCATCTACTGTTCGATTCATACAGGATGGCCTGCTTTCTGAGTGGGTAATTTCACACGATTTTGCGTTCAAGCCTGGAGTTCGGGTTATCGATAGCGCCGGGGATGAAGTCTTCGGGGAAGTAACCTATCCCGAGCCTGGAGTTGTAGTCGTCTCATTTGCAGCGCCGTTCAGCGGTGAAGCGTATCTTAGTTAAGGAGTAAACCATGTCTCGCAAGTACCTCGCGCACGTCGATTTGAACAAGCTGCAGCTGCAGAACGCGCTGCTGCACCCGCTTGCGTCGGCTCCATCCAGCCCGGGTGTAGGCCAGGTCTACACTAATACTGCAACTGGCACGGCATACGTCTGGAGCGGCGCCGCATGGCGCCCCACGGATGCCGCACAGCTCACTGACGGTTCTATCCAGATCAGCGCACTGGCTACTAACCCTCTGTCACGGGCGAACCATACCGGCACTCAACTTTCGAGCACCATCAGCGATCTGGCAACGACGGTCAAAGCGTATAAGCTCAGCGACTTTGCTGCACCGTCTGCAAACATCCCGATGGCTGGCTTCACCCTGACCGGACTGGCCACGCCTACCGCGGCTGGACATGCAGCTGAGTACAGCTGGGTGCAGGCGCAGATTCAAGCATCTGCTGCCGGTATCGATAACAAGCCGTCTGTTGTGGCGCTGGCTGCCAGCAACATTGCCTCGCTGTCTGGTCTGCCGACTGTCGACGGGGTGGCGATGACTGCAGGCCAGCGCCTGCTGCTGGTTGGCCAGACCGCAGCAACCCAGAACGGCGTGTATGTGGTGGCCGCCGGCGCATGGACTCGTGATGTTGACATTATCACCCCGCAGGCGTTCTGGCTGGTTGAACAGGGCACTACCTACGGGGGGAGCCAGTGGAAGGTAAGCACCACCGGTACTATCACCCTCGGCACCACCTCGCTGTCCATCGTGCAGTTCGGCGCAGGTAGTGCATACAGCGCGGGCTACGGCTTGACGCTGACTGGTGCATCGTTCGCAGTAAACGCCAAAGCTGGTGGAGGCATCGTGTCCGACAGCACTGGCGTGTATCTGGACGCCGCGGTGGCTGCTCGGAAGTACGCGGCGACTATCGGTGATGGCAGCTCTGTCAGCATCGCTGTTGCACACGGCTTGGGTACTCAGGACATCACTGTGTCTATCCGCGACGCAAGCACCAACCAGGCGTATGAAGCCGACTGGACGGCCACCGGCACCTCGGTGGTCACTTTCAACTTCCCCACCGCACCGGCAGCTAACTCGCTGCGCGTAGTTGTCCACGGGTAACGAGATATGGCCACACTAAAAAGGCTGCTGGGCCGCCTGCTTGTAGGTGGCAGTGCCAGCACATCAGACGATGGTGCCAGCGCGCTGCAGGTGGCTGGAAACCTCAACGCAAGTGGAGCTATATCGGCGGGCACCACCGCCAGTGCTTGGCGCAGTTCCGTGGGTGCTATGGAACTGCTAGGCGGAGCATTTATTTCGCAGAATGTGCTTTCGTTTCAGGTATCGCAAAACGCCTATGTAGGGGCGAGTGGGTGGACCCTGAAAACCGCTAACCCCGCGTCACTGTACTCAGTATCTAACGGCGTGCATGCGTGGTACTACTCCGCTCCTGGCGCTGCAGGTTCTGCCGTAACCTGGGCGCTGCAAATGTCCCTGCCTTCCAGCGGGAATCTATTGCTGAACACCGCAACGGACAACGGAACTGACAAGCTGCAAGTCAACGGCAGCACGGCGACTTCCGCAGTGCGCTTTGCGGCATCGATCCCGACAGCTCCTGCCGCCGGCAGCGCGCTTACATACGGGCAGACGATAGCCGGCCGCACGCTCGACGCAAACCTGCCTAGCATGGGTCATCGCGCCATATCACAAGTAGCCCAATGGGACCGCAAGATAGGTGGCTGGATTTCTGGCAACGTGGACTCCAGCGGTGTGTTCTACGGTAACTTCCCGTCGCAGACTCGCGTGGGTGCAGCAACGCCACGCACTGTAACAGCAGGAACCATGGTGGGTATGGCTACCCGGCTCGGCTATACCAGTGCTACGACCGCCGGCTCATTGTCGGGCACCTACACCGCGACAGCTCAGTACGCACTGGGCAATGGCAGTTATGGTGGTTTCCAGTTCACCTGGCGGCTGAATTTCTCTGATCCGGCGGCTGTGTCTGGGGCGCGTGCATTCGTGGGCATGTCTAGCAACGTGTCGCCTCCGACAAACGTAGAAGCAAATACGCTTACAAACTCTATCGGCCTCGCGCAGCTGTCCGCAGATGCCACTCAGCTGTATATCGTGTACGGCGGCAGTGCTGCACAAACGGCAATCGCTTTGGGCACGGGATTTCCACCGATGTCCAATACAGGCATCACGGGTGGCCCGATCTACGATTTCACGCTATACAGCCCGTCGAGCGCCAATGGGGTCGTGTATTACCGCCTTGAGCGCAGGGACACCGGTACTTTCGTGGAAGGGTCTGTTGGTCCAGGTACTGCGGGCGCCACGCTGCCGGCTAACGCTACGTTGCTCGCCCCTCGCGCCTGGCGCTGCAATAACGCCACAGCGCTTGCAGTCGGGTTGGATTTACACTCCATGTATGCGGAAACGGAGTTCTGATATGCATGATCACTTTGAGCGCCGATGAAGTCATCTGCCAGGAGTGCAGTGTAGTGGCCCCGTGCCAGTCGGCAAATGATCCTGACATACGTTGCATATGTTGGTTGGGTCAGTGAAGGAAATCATCCTTTGAAATTAAGGGTGATGTTGAGTGGTAGTTAAGCATTTTATTTTTTAAATATCCCGCAATCGCGGGTTTTTTTATTTGTGGAGGCAGCATGCTTATTATTCTTCGCCGATTTGTTGATTTGCGTCTTTTCCTGCTTATTGTTCCTGCTGTGCTTGGTCTTGTGTGTTTTGATCAAGTTTTGGCATCTACCTGGGGCGCACTGCTCCTGATTATTCCTGCTGTTGTTGGCCTATCTTTGCTGCTCAGAAAAATCATGTTTCATGTCGATATGTCGCTTGTCGCTGAGCTGGCAATAGCAAGCCCTATTGGTGCAGCGCTGGTTGTACTGGCTGATCGAATTTTTGTAGCCGCAATCATCATCGGTACAGTGCTGTGGCTGGGCCGATAGCTGCAAGTGCGTTGGCATTGCTGCCTCTGCTCTCAACGTCGATTCAACAATACTGGCCGGATATTCCGGCCAGATCTGTTTTGGCGGCTCAGGTTGAGCAAGAGAGTGGCTGGCAGGCTGCTGCCACGCTTCGGACAAGCCGGGAGCTTGGTGCCGGCCTGGGGCAATTTACGCGAGCGTACCGGGCTGATGGTTCGGTACGCTTTGATGCAGTTGCTGAGTTGGCTTCTGCTCATCCTGAATTACGGGGTTGGTCGTGGGCGAATGCATATGATCCACGCTTTCAGCTCGCGGCGGTGGTGTTGAAAAATCGCACATCGTACCGGGCGATAGGCTGGGCGGCATCGCCTGAGGATCGTATGGCGATGATGGATGCCGCTTATAACTCCGGTTTGGGCTCAGTGATGAAGCGCCGGGCAAAGTGTAAGGCAATGCCTGGTTGTGTTGCGGGCCGCTGGTTTGGCCATATGGAGCGCTCAAGTACGCAAAGCAAGTCGCGTGTAGCTGGTTATGGCCAGTCATTCGCAGATATCACAAATACGCATGTCCGGAATGTCATGGTCGTGCGCCGTCCCAAATACAAAATCTACTTCAAAGAATAGGGGTCTTTCATGTCCGGTGATAACCATTGCGCAATGCCCAACGACGTTGTTGTGCTGCCGCGTGAGCAGTTTTCTGAGTTGCTGGAGGAGGCGGCGAAGCAGGGGGCGGAAAAAGCGCTACGTGAGGCTGGGGTTGATGGTGCTGTTCGCCTGGCAAAGCGTGTGGATGGCATCAGTGACAAGATCATCACCAGTCTTGTTACGGGGCTGATTGTTGGTTTGCTGGCGGCGATATGGGCGGGGATCGTCACGCTGGCCCGGTTAAAGGGTGGTTGA